AAGACTTCTCGGATGGGCTCTTTGGTTTCAGCATCAAACACAGTCACGACGAGACGGCCATCTTCGGTGTAGCTGTTGTTTGACAGCAGGTAAATGGGTTGGCCAAGCGGGTCTTCTATGAACACACAGTCGGGATCGCAGATAAACACCCAGTTACCGCTCTGAGTCAATTCGTTTGACCATCGGATTCCATAGCAGGCGTCATAGTCTTCCTGAGGTTCCCCATCACAATCGTAGGAGGGAACATAAATGTCGCCAGTGGACTCATCTAGGATACCACCCAAAGGGAGTCTGGCTTCGACGCCAAGGGCTGGAAAGATTTGACGGCAATTTCCACGCTGAACGCAAGGGTCCAGAGATATGAATGGCAACGCCTCTTCAACGGTGAGCTGCCAAACCTGCGTGTAGGTGTATTGAGACTGATCGGTAAGCCCTGTGAAGTCCTCATTCAGGCAAACGAAAGGTTCAATGGCTTGCACGTAAGCATTACCGGGAACCGATCCGTTCAGAGTTATAAATGCTCCCGTGATAAGCTGTGTGGCAAAATCGTGTCCCGAAGAAGTTAAATAATCTTGACACGAAAAGTTCAGTTCAAAGCGCATTATGCGCTCAAATACCAGGGGGATCCGGTTCTTTACCGTATTGTTTGCGCCAGTGTACCGAACAACAATGTTGTTAGTCTGTTGGACCACCCCCTCTTTTCCGATTACATCTGCAAGACGTAAAACATTGACACTTAAGGGAATAAGAGGTGAAGCAACCAGGGCATCCACCATAAACTGCTCGATACGCGAAATTGTTGAGAGTTCTATGGTTCTGTCCTCCGGTTTATGCGGTGTTCCACTTGTTAGTAACTTTTACCCTGGCACACCCGATTTTGCCGCGCAAAACAAAGGGCACCCGAAGGTGCCCAGTGAGATGAGTTAGGCGCCCATCGGGTGAATAATGAACCCTGAAGAGGGCACAGCAGGGTAGGGTGCAACAGCGGGGTCGGTCAGAAGACGAGCGTTAGCGTCTGCGGAGTACCACCACAGTTCCACATACTCCCCAGCGGCCAGAGTAACCACCCAGTTGATGTAACCGAGTTGGGCAGCGCCGCTTCCTTGAAGAGTTAGGTTGTAAGCAGAGTTTGGTTCGTTGACGCCGTTCTTTTTGAGCCAGAAATTGACATCGTCTGTGCCAGCATCCGTCTTTTGAACCTGCAAACTGGCCAAGATCTGGTAGGTTCCAGCCACCGCTGCCGTAATCCGAGACCCACTCACGATCGAGAAGTTATTTGCCGAACTTGTGGTGTCGTACGAAACTGCGTTACCGCTGGCACCACCTGCGTTTGTTTGAGTTGTTGTGCGAACAAAAGATCCGTAGTTGGCAGAAACTGTGCCAGAGCTGGTCCAAGTAGGCGCTGCACCAGAGCCACCCGAAACCAGAATCTGACCAGCAGTGCCGTAGGTCGGAGTGGTGCCGACACCAAGAGCGCCACTTTGGTTAATCTGCAGTTTGATGTTGCCAGCGCCGTCGGCCAAGACAACGTTGTTAGCGAGTGTGGTTGTACCTGCGTAAGAACCTACGATTGTATTACAACTGCCGGTAGTAACAGCAATACCGGAGTTAGCACCAACAAAAGTATTACAAACGGCTGTGTTAACTAAGCATCCAGCGTTGTACCCGAGCATCGTGTTCGAAGAAGCCGTACCTAGAGCTAATGCGTTCGTGCCTAATGCTACGTTAAAGGCCCCAGAAATAGCCCCAAGGGTGTTTACACCAACTGCAACGTTGTTACTACCGGTGCTAATACAGTTACCAGCAGTCCAACCTATCAGGGTGTTGCAGGAGCCTCCGGCAATCGCACATCCGGCTTCTGCCCCGATGGCAGTATTACCATTTGGTCCGTTTTGACTACACAAAGCCGCGTGACCTAACGCAGTATTGAAATCCCCTAGCGCCTCAAGTCTAAGTGCCCCAAAACCTATGGCGGTATTACAGAGAGAAGCGCCAGTGAACGCGGCTCCAGCGTTAGAGCCAAGAGCAGTGTTAAATGGCGTGAGCGCGCAAGTAAAGCCGCAGATGTTAGCGCCAGCGGCGGTCACCCACTTAAGACCCCCTGTGCAAGTGTTATCCACAGCCAGGAACTGACCATTAGAGCCAGCGCCAAGGGCAGTAAAGGTGCTTGTTCCGGTACCCGCCAGGAGTTGGCCAGAAGCTGTAAAAGAAGAGCAGGGGATACAAGCCAGAGACAGTGTGCACCAGGACGGAGCGGCAACGGTGCCGTTTGAGGCGAGGAACTGACCAATGGTGCCGAAGTTTGTACCATCTGGAGACCAGGCGCCGGAATCATTCGCCTGGAATTTGACAGTAGTGCCAGCAGCAAGAATGAGGTTGTTGGCGAGAGCGGCAGAACCGGCAATGTCACCGATGATGGTGTTGCTGCTTCCAGTGGTAACAGCGTCTCCTGCAGTATTGCCGATAAAAACGTTAGTGGAACCGGTCGAGATTTGCTCACCAGCATTACAACCGATGGCAACGTTATTCGCCGCCGTAGAGGCATTGAGCATCGCCCGGTGACCCAAAGCGGTGTTACCTGCGGAAGTAGACAGACCCGCTAGAGCACCGCAACCAATTGCAACGTTGCTGGCAGCAGTTGTGGCGGTCTGGAACGCAGCGGTACCGATGGCGACGTTGTTGGCGCCGGTGTTGACGTTACGGCCGGACTGGAAACCTAGTAAGGTGTTGCCGTTGCCGGTTGTTAGGGCGGATCCGGCGCAGAAGCCAAGTAGTGTGCCACAGGCCGAGGTATTTGAAGCAGCACAGCCTGTAAGACCACCTACATAGGTGTTGGACAGCCCGGTGGCATTTCGACCAGAAACATAACCGAGATACGTCGTACAACCTGAGGTGGTATTTGCTTGACCCGCACAGAAACCGACGAATACCGAGCCGACAGAGTTTGAAAGTAAGCCGGCATTAGACCCCACGTAAACACTTTGCGCACCAACAGTGTTAGAGCAACCAGCTTGATGTCCGACGGCAACTTGATCTGAAGCGGTTGTGCTGGCACCCAGACTTCCTTGTCCAATGGCTATGTTATTAGCTCCCGAAGTCAAGGCGTCAGCGGATTGGTAACCAACCGCAACGTTATTGCTGCCTGTTGAGGCAGTCTGACCCATAGCGCCCGAACCGATGGCAACGTTGGATGAACCGGTACCTTGAAGGCTGTTATTTCCGACCGCGACATTGTAGTCGCCCCCGCTCATTTGACAACCTGCCTGATAACCTACGAACACGTTGGCGAAACCTGTAGGAGCCAGGGAGTTACCTGCCTGGAATCCTATTCCTGTTGAGAAGTTGCCAGTATTATTGGTGAACCCGAACAAAGAGCTGCCGGGGCAAGTAGCCCACTTGACTCCCGAGGCGCAATCTGTGTCAGCAACAAGGATCTGGCAGTTGGTGCCCACAGGGAGAGAGCAATAGGTGCCAGCACCGTTGCCGGCTAGAATGGTACCAACCGCAGTGTAAGCAGAGCAGGGAACGCAAGCCAGAGAAAGTGTGCACCACTCTAAACCAGTGCCACACGCGGAGTTGGCGGATAGAAACTGACCATTTGTTCCGACAGAGAGTGCCGAGTAAGTGCTCCCACCTGTACCAGACAGTAACTGACCGAGCGCAGTGAAAGAACTGCAAGGAACAGCAGCGTTGGCGGTTGCTTGGGCAGCAGCAGCGTCAGTTTGACCTTGAACACCAGCGTCGTAGGCGGTTTTAGCCGCATTGCTTGAGGCGGCGGTAGTGGCCGATGCTGTGGATACGCTATCGCTGATGGCGATTACCGAAGACAAATCGCTGAAGATGACGCCTTCACCTGCATCCTGGAACGTAATGTTCCCGGTCATAGTGCCGCCAGTCTTGGGCAGAGCGGCGGTTGCCGTGGTCTGAGCAGCTACAGCAGCGTCGTAGGCGGTTTTGACCGCAGTTGCTGAGGCAATCAGGGTGCTGTTGGCCGTTGTGACCGAGTCAATAACGTTGTCCTGAAGAGCCTGCGGGGTAATTGCAGTAGTATCGGACGTGCCCGCAAGAACTGCAGCTCCGTCAGCAAGTTGAACGATACCGGCCTGAGTATAAGAAGCCGAAGCAGGTCGAGAACCCACGCCGAGCACAACGTATTGAGTCCCGTCAGACAGCAACCAGTCCCCATTTTCCATGGTGGAGGGATTACTACCTGCAGTTGTGCAAATCAGGTAATAGTCAGAGTTGCCGGGTGCGGGTGCGGGAGGTGCAGAACCATCGACGAAACCTGCGGCAATACCTTGAGAAGTTGCGCCATCAACAAGGCCGGTTGTGGCGTTGTATCCACCTGCGAGAGTGACGCTGTTTGAAAGAGTAAGAGCGTCGATTTGATCCTGCAGAGCTTTACCTTGGGCCGCAGTCAAGGCCAGAGTTGTCGAGGTTGAGCTAAGAGTGTTGTTAAGTTGGACTGCGCCTTTGACCGTGGTTGAGCCGTTAGGAACGTTGATGACTCCCCCAACCAGAGTCATGTTACCTGTGAGCTCAATCTGAACCACGCCCGGAGTCGCAGTAGTGGCCAGGTCAACGCTAACCACGGGGTTTTGCGGATCTGTATTATCCACCACGATCGGTACTGTTCCGGAGACGGTAGTTACGTCGCCTTCAGACTGAGTGACCCAGACTAAGTTGCCGGTTCCGTCGGAAGCCAGAATATAGTCGGCAGCACCAGCAGGCAGAGGCGAGAAAGTGCCAGCACCTGTGCCAACTAGCAATTCGCCTCCAGCCGTAAATGAAGAGCGAGGGATTGCTGCCGAAGCCAGATCGTAAGCAGTCTTGACAGCCGTAGATGAAGCGGCTGTTGTCGCTGAAGTCGTAGTGACACTGTTGTTGATTGCGGATACGGTTGAGGCATCGCTGAATACAACACCCTCCCCGGCATCTTGGAAAGTGATATTTCCAGTCATTGTGCCGCCAGCGCGAGGCAGAGCGGCGCTAGCGATAGAAAGCGCAGAGTTGGCAGTGCTGTTGGCAGTGTTTGCGATTGCGGTTGTAGCAATCAACCCGTCGTCAAGGTCGTCGATAGCGAGTTGAACCGTGGCGCCCAAGCTTCGACCGGTGTTGTCGTAAATAACTTCGGAGGCACTCGGGTAGGCGTAAGCAGCGCCTTTGACCCACTCGGTGGTAAAGAAGTAAAGACCTTCGTACACTTCGTCAGGTAAACCAGTGACGATAGCAACGTTGCCTTCGTCCGGAGAAGCGACACCAATGGCGGCTGTAATTTTTGCACTGGTCGTGGCGCCAGGGGCGGCAGCAACCTGAGCGTTGGTGATAACGTAAACCTGGCTTCCGCCACCACCGGCACCGGTAATCCAAATCGGGTGATTGAGGGCGGTGCTCCAGGCTAAGACCTGTTGGTCGGTGGGAACGTCACCGTAATAGCCGGGGTTGACAACGTAGTATTCGCCAAGGGAGTCGAAATCCATTGGCATCGCATACCAGCCGTTACCAGGAACGCCAGCTACTTGAGCACCGTCAAAGTCGGTCTTGAAGCTGGATCCGTCGCCAACGTATAGAACTTTGTCTGTTACGTTGAAGGCAATCTGCCCTGGGAGAAGCGATGCGGGCTCGACACCAGTGCCGACTGCCCTAAGGTTTTGTACAGTGAGTGACATGGTGTTATCAGACGAGGAGACCGGAATCAATAGAAAGGATTTGACCGTCAGAGTTGAGCGTTACGCCGTTACCCGCCTGCATGTAACCGTTTTGGTCAAGGTAGGCGACGAGGTTGTCGTTCACCCAACCAACGGTCACGAACGCGGCGGGGTTGTTAGGAATTTCGTATTGTGCGTAAATTGCACCCTGGAAAACACCGCCATTTTGGTCAATGTCATCCTGCGGGTACGGCACAACCGACACCCACTGTGACCCGTTTAGGTCTGTGTAATATATGTTTAGATCGCTGTTATTGCTGTTATACCAGAGAGACCCTTGGATTGGGTTGGGTGGTGGCGATATTGAGACGTAGACGGGAGCAGATGTTGGAGAGGATACTGCTACGGCCGTCCATTGGACACCGTTCCATCGCCAAGTCCTACCATTGCTGGTATATATCTGTCCCACCGCTGGACCGGGTGGAAAGGAGTAACTCATTTAATCTGAGTCTTACATCAAGTGCTTTTACCCTAGTGAATCAGTTAGCAAACCCTTGGTTTCCATCAATGCTTATTCCGCCGGCATCAGTCGGCTCCGTAATCAAAGGCGTCCCGCCGGTCAGTTCCATCATGTTCGAACCGTTAATCCAGTTCGGGAACTGTAGGTTCTGATTTACTGCGCCGAATCCCCAACGGAAATCAGGGGACAGGTCTCCAGCACTATCAGTTGTGAAACCTGAAAGTCCCTTACCACTCACACTGTTATAACGCTGAGGAATCCTCCAGGATCTCATTATTCCCTGGGGTGTATCAATCGCACTGTCTCCATTACCTGCGCGAATCGCCGACATCTGCATTTCTGCAGCGAGTTGCTTTAGTGCCGTCTCGTAGTCGGACTTTACATCCTCACGGCGACGGACGGTATCAAGATAATAGCGGGCAATAATCAGAGCTGTGCGACGACGGTTGCTCGTAATGAGAACCATTCCCGCTTTCCCGCTTTGCTCAATATAGCTATCAATCAAGCTGTTCGCATCTTGGATTGCCATACGCAGCTTGGCCACATTTACTGTGGTAGCAGCCGCATCATCAATATTTGTGAGTTGGATGGCCTCTTTCAGACCGTAAGCTACGATAAAGTCGTCGGGGGAGGCAGACTTTGGGTCTGACTTGTGATTTGTAAGCGTACCGCTACGATTTTGCATCGGGAAGCCGTAGCCCCCAATGGTTTGCCCTAAGTTCGACTGAACCTGGCTACCATCAGTCTTTTCATCCGGCGCCAACTGGTTGCGGGCGGGAACGCGATAGAAAGCCCTTACAGCGTTCCTTTTGACAACCACATCATTGGCAGTGGGAGGAACTGGACCCCGCAGGCATTGTTTTAGGTCTAAAGGGGGTTCATACGATACGAACACTTCGTCCCAGGGACTCAAAAACGAGTCTAACTCCAGGACAATCATCGTGTCAGAGGCGTAGTTAACCGTGGTTACGCCGTAGTTCCCGTAGTTTACTGTAAAACACCCTACGGGCACAGGAACTTTTGCGTCCAGAGGTCCATCAAACCACAGCATTACCGTGGATGTGGAGGGTACAGTTATCTCTTTTATGGTTGGCAAACCCACGGCACAAACCTAACGTTAACTGGTTTTACCCGGTTACCTTAGCAGATAGTCGTTTGGGTGATTGGATATTGGAAAAAATTGTTCGGATACCCAGAATGCGTAAGGGTCCTTGCCAGCAACCTCAATGGCTTCGCCTGCCTGGTTGTAAACTTGATCGCCAACAACGCGAATCATATATCCTTTTACACTCGGATACAAACATTCTCTTAGGTAATTTACTGCCAGCCTTAGAGGCCATTCGTCTCTCCAAGTAACACTCCACGAGTAGACTGTTACGAGACGCGTAGAGGCATTAATCTCATAGTCCAATTGAGCGACAATGCTTCCGCCGCGTTGCTCTGAATCTACGAACGGGGGATTACTGTAGTCAAAACTCTGTGAAACTCGAGTGTAAGGTTCCCCATCCCATTTCACCTGAATATAGCGCAGTTCAGGTCCACCTAAGAGTTCGGACGCTTGATACAGAAAATCCTGAAACAGCCAGTTCGGGGAGCTAATGCTGGGACGACGAATTGCCATGTTACACAGCGAGACAGGTAAAGGAGCCGTTGAGGCCGACGATGACTTGTGGTGTAAAAGTTTGACCTCCCACAGTAATAGCCGCAGGAATGATGGTCACATTTCCGTTGACAGTTAAATCCATTTGGATTGTAACATCTTCGCAGAAGTTGAACGGACGTGCTTCAAATTTAACTTGACCGAGGCAATCGCCTTTCCCGCACCCTACCTCTTCTTGGCAAGGTGTTTGATACGTTAAAGAGTAGGTAGTTGGAGTAGCCATTATTTAGGAGGTTCGTACCATTTTGCATCTCCTCCAAACGGATTTGCTCGAGGAGAAGTTCCGTATTGAGAGTATTTCTGCATCTCACCACCAGTTGTGGGGAACACGTAGTCCCAGACTGTTTGCTGGTTGACTGGCGGTTCGCCGTCACCGCTAGAGTCCGGGGGCTGCTTACCGTCGTTTTGGCCAGAGTGGCCGTGGGCCATATCAATATGGCGAACCCAATAGTAAGAGCCTTGACGTTGCAAACATACACAAAGCCAATCAGAGTTTAGAGGACCACCGGTTTCAACGACCATGCAGCCATGGTTCTCAGCGGAAGCAGGAGGGAGTGAGCCTGAATCGTAGACCGGAAGCCGAGTCATCGAGCTGTTGTTCGGCATCTCCAGTTTATTTTTGACTCCGCTTGCAAGTAACTGAGGATCAAACATCACATCTTGCAGCACAGCATATTGATATTGCCCGTTGGAAGCTGCAATGTTCACTCGCTTTCCGACTAAACCTTTAGGTTGTTTCCCTTTAAATGCGGGGGAGGTGTCAATCCAGTGAGAAGCGTCAGGTTCTTCTCCAACTCTCTCTTTCGACCATTCTCCGGCGCCAGAAACCTGGGGAATTTCAGGATTCATGTCATCGAACACGACTCGAACCCTGCCTCTTTCCTCGGGATCATCTACATCCACGATTGTTCCTCGCAGGGTTCCACGAGGTAATCCAGCAAACTTCATGTTTGCTTCCGAGGCTTGCTGCATAAGAGCCAAACTCTGCACTAGCGGAGTGGACCGAAGTTTTGGTGGTCTCATTGACTTTTATGATGTGAGAATTTTGGGATATTGCGAGGATGTCGCCGAGGGGCCACTAATTTAGGGGGTTCAGGGTCTTTCGCTACGGGAGTAGGCTTGGGCTCCGGAACAAAACGAGGGCCTGGGTCTTCAGTCGGGGTAATTGACTCCACAACAAACGGTGCCTCAACAGGTTTTGATTCCTCCACGGTTTCTTCTTTTTGAGCTGCAGCTTCAAGCGTCTCCGTAGCTGTTTCTTCCGGAAACTCCGCAACAGCTGCTTCTTTGGTTTCTGGTTCTGGTGTGAATCCGGGTGAGCGTTTGCGTGTGGTTGCCATAGTAATGTTCCCGTTTTTAAGGTTTTACCCGTTACCATAGCCGCCAGAGCTGTAATTTATTGCTGAAGAGTTTCTACTTGGCTCCCGGTTAACGGATGGAGTTTTAGACAGGTACAGAGTCTTCGGTTGAGTGACAGGATAACGCCATGCAGCCTCCTGAGAGATGTCGAAGAAGGCATCCTCGGCGACAGAGGCGTCTGCTACGAAATAGCTATAGCCTATTTTGTAATGATTAGCGTCAACGTTATAAGACGCTTTGGCGTTTTGGCAAGTAGGGGCAAATCGGTAGATGGAAGCATCCCAAACGGGCGCGGCCACTGGCTCAATCCCTCGATTTAACAGGTCCGTTATGAAGAAGCCAGTGAGAGGTACGCAAGGATTGATATTTACATATTGCCCTAACCAGTTGCCATACCCTTTGTTCACCGGGGAAGTGACATCTGCTTGACGAGCGTGAAGGGGATCGTACTCTATCAGTTGCGCTTCATTGAATTCGTCAAACTCCACGTCGCTAGCAGGAAACACCCCAGAGTTTTGATATTGACCGCTTTCAGTTGAGTTGAAATATGCTATATTGGAATAGAGATAGGGCTCGGAGTAAACGTATGTGTAATCCGGGATGGGGTCACCGTATAGGAAAAGTTCCTCATAGATGGCCGGAGTATCGTCTTCGGGTGGACAACGCATTTGTTCTGGATCCACACTGGACCCCCAGTAAGCGAAGTCTTGACAAACGAGGGCAACTTTTTGCCACTCCTCCCCATTGCGCCCATAGTCTAAAGGTAGTCTGACAAAAAACTTCTCCCAATTCTCTGGGCCAGGTCCGTTGTTTAGGTCTGCCAGAAGGGGGTTGATATAGTTATTTTCTGCCAAATGATTTAGAGTCTCCGCAACTTGTAAGTCCTGAGCTTTCCAGATTCGGAGAGGAGTTTCAGCATCATAAACATTGGGACTCATATAGTAAGTCATCCCGCTGAAAACTAAATTTGTGATATCTGCTCTGTAGGTGGTAGTAAGAGCGTCAGAAATGGTGACAGTTGGTAACTGGGCTTGACCCAAGAAAGTTCGAGGGACGTAAGAAACAGTGTACTTTCCGTTTGCGGGGTTGGAAGTAAGAGTGAAAGAGTAATTATCAGTTACATATGGCACCCCGTCGCCCACTAACACATCGTCACAATAGAAAAGGACCACATCGAAATCCAGTACGGGGGCAGGGGGGCCAGACTGAGGGTGAGTGTTTACGTCAACCCACGCAGATTGATAGTAGATCGCAGCAGAACGAGTATTTGGGTCAGAGTTGATAAAATCCCACCACATTTCCCCCTGCAGAGGACCCCCAAACAGAGCCGAATAGGCAATGTACTTTAAAATGGAGTCCGGATAGATCTCCCACGTCTCATTAGTGTAGTACTTCATTAGAAGCACTTCGTAATCCCCACTAATTGTAATACTAAGATTGTTAATCTTATAGGTTGTGCCTGAGGGACCAAGTCCGGTGGAGTCAAATATCTTTACCGGTGTTTTGAACGGGAGCAAAGAGGCATCCATTTCAAAATCAGATACAACTGCATAACCAAACTCATCAGCAGTCCAGTAAGGGGCGTCTGAATCGCGGTGAAGAACTAGATACCCTGGGGCCGTTAGCGTACCCTGCACCCCTAACACATTGTCGGAAATTAAGAGACCCGTTATATCCTCGATCCTTACGATTGTTCCGACCGGCAGCAATGGTGATTGCGCCTGGAACGTGGCAACATCGGGGTAGTTTACTTGGGAAGCTGGGACTTGACGGGGAGACTGCCGATAGTCAACCTCCACCCAACTGCCACACCCTGAGTCAGAAGGAAGCCACACGGATAAAGCGCCTGTTACGTCGTTCCACCACAAATCCCCTAAGTTCGCAGCTCCGGGGGCTAATTCGGAAATTGTGGTTTTCTGGTAATAAACGTAGTTCACTATGTCGTTAAACTCTAACTCTCTTTCTACCGGCGGCAAATATACTGAATTTTGTTCGTTAAACCCGTGGATGCTTAAGGCATCGAACACAAAGTTAAAAGGAAGGTCTCCGCCCTTGTTCCCCCACACACCTGAGAAATTGTCGAGGGTGAGAATGTTTTTCCAGTCTGAGGGATCTGCCCAGGGCTGGACCTTCACTTCGAGTTCCACCGAGGTGGTGCCATTATTGCCAGCATAGGGCCAAACTAGAGTGGCTTCAAGACCGATATCCGCACCTGTAGGGTTAGCTGGAATAGAAAAATACCACCTCTCTAGATCTGGATCGTATGACGGAACAATGTTGGGAGTTGTTGGAGATGTTGTTGGAAATTGAACGAAGACCGGCTGATCGAAATAATAGGTGGCGCCAGTAAATATGATCGGGAATTTTATTGGGAATTGTTTCTTGGTATCATAACCTGGGTATAACACCAACCCTAAGCCGTCATAGCCGCAGACAAACGAATAGTCTCCTGATGCTCCTATCGCAGGGCGATAAAATGGGGCCGGACGGTAAGTGAGAATATCAGCTCGAAGAGGTTCCCCGTTTTCTATCAAGTCAAAGAATTCCTGTGACAATTCCCCGATGGAAATTACGTACTTATCTCCCTCAACTTCCACGGACTGGAGAGTGTATACCAGATCCCCGATAGCAATTCTGGAAACCGATGTTGGACGTCCCGGTTCTACGAATTGAATCCTGTCTATGACAATTTTATTGTCCCAATTACGAATTTCATAGATTCGTGGAATCACATAGCTGTTGTAGACACCGAAAGTTCCACCCAGAAGTTGACGTTTCTGATCTACGGTGTTAGTTAAGTCGGTCCAATAATTGGGGCCATTCCACCCCAACATCTGTGCAAGAAAGTCTAATTGAGCGTTTACTCGGTCCTCCGTATCTGTGACTTCTTGGGTTTGAGTTGCAGTCAACCAGGGGTTAGTATAATCCCTCAACTCGAAGTCAGAAACATTGAATACCGGATTTAGTTTAGTCATTACAATTCTACCTCAATTAAGCCTGACTCGAGATTTGCGTATTCTTGTTTCATGCACTTCGATGGAGACATCCAAAGGGTCGAATAGTCTGACACTTGTTCGTACAGGTTAATTAGGTCTCTGTCAAAGGGCTTAGTAAGCCAGTCTGACACGGGAGTGTAATCACGATGGATAATGGACCTGGCATCATCAATGTCAAGTATGTTGTAATTGCTACCGATGTCAATCTCGGCTAAAGATGCGTACACGGCGGGCACTTCCACTCCATTCAGTTTTGTGACTGTTTTCGGTAGTGTTCCTACAGGGTACATTACTAAACGTGCCCTGGGGGAGGGAGAAGCCTGCGGGGTCAATAAGCTGAGGCTACCTGAGACAGTAACGGATTGAATAGACACTTTATTTTCCGAGAAACTCACGTTCCACCCTGTCTGGAGTACGGGAGAATCAATGTTGAATTCAAAATACTGACCGGAAGTGTCACTAAGTGGACTCACTGTTGCCACAGGTGAAAGCACCGCACCGTCTACATAAGACAACGTGGCATCCCCCTTATAGGAAGTTCCAGCTGGGCACCTAAAAGTTATATTTGAGTAGGCTTGTCCGAGGTCACTCTCCCATTGAATGAAGGCTGACGAAGGTTGGGAGGAAGTAGGAAAGAAACTGTCCTCATTAGACCAAAATCTGTCCTCAGTATCAAGAAAGGCATTCTCTGCTGAATAGCGCCATCCGACAACGTTGTCGGTGCTGCTAGTAACATCTAGGGGTAGTCCTGCCAGGATAAAACTTTCAACCTCGTATAAGTGGGGAATGGGGGAATCATCGTATACAAGCTGATAAGCAACGGTATACCTACCGCTTGCCACATCCAGAACCTTCAAATCAACAATTGTGGGCACTAACTCTGTTTTACCGTACTGCCACACTATGGTCCCTGCCTTTACCAGGAAAGTGTTGGAGGTCCCACCTTGAACCACTTCGGCAGAAATGGATCCATTTATGCTGGCGCCCCACGGAACATAGATGTATCCTATTTCCTCAAGACTAGCGGCAACTGCTGTGTTTGGGGGATTAACAATGTTGAAAAAGTCAATCTGGTACGTCTCACCTGTAGCAGGAAGACGACGGTAGATTGGGCGACCACCCGGAACCCATTCAGTAGGTCGGGACTGAAGGCCATTAGCCTCGATGTACTGTTGTGAAAGTACATTTAACCTGGACTGAGTGGTTGTTGTCTGGATCTCGGTATTTACGCCTCCATTCAGAGGGATTAGAGTCTGGCTCATAGCTTCATCGTCCCTGTGCCATACTGGGGCGGGTTATAGGGGTATGGGGTGCCCGAGTACCATGAGAGTTGGGGAGTCTCCGTAATCGAAGCGGTGTTCTCCCAGACATAGACTGCTTGTTGCCGGGAGTTGCTAAACCTGCCGCTATTTTTCGGTATGATCGTGATTTGTGCAATTCCTAATTTAATTGCGGAAATATCACGACCCAGTTGAGATAAAATGTCCTCTTCGCAAACATACTCATCGACGTAGCGCAGGAGATTGCCCTCATACTCCTCTATTCGAGCAGTGTTGGCAACAGTGGTGTTGGTCCAGTTCACCACTGTAGCATCTGGGGTGAATGCCCGCATAACTCGGTAGAGATTTCTACCATCCTCCGCAATGATAGTGTCTTCCGAGTAGGAAACGTACGCAGGATCAAAGTATGGAACGTAGTCAATGGATTCGAACTGTGCGGGCAGATACTGTGCAGTTTCTACGAAAATACCGTTTTCAAGGTAAATATAAAATTCAAACAATGGGTGGACATTTGTGGTGGCAGTATAAGAGATGACTTTGGACCCCTGGCGGAAAAAGGTCCGATCTCCTTTAAAAAACCGGAACATTCGGGTAGGTTTGTTTAAGAGTCCTGAACTCAACTCGAGAACCAAGGAGGAGTATTGGACCGAGTCTATGTATAGCGGGAAGATAAGACCCTGGTTCACAAGGTCTTGTGCGTTTGTGCTATTGGGGGTGAAGTATTGAGCGGCGATAAAATATTCAGGCATACTGCTGCTGTCAGCACGATACTCTAAATAAGTTGTGGATGGAAAACGAGGATTATACTTAGAAATCGGTAGCCCTCCGTCAGCAATCTGAACCACGATTTCCTTAATAATTCCTTGCTCAACAAGTTCATCAAAGTAGGTACTTACGGTTCGACCGCCAGGGTCAAATGCAAAAGATTGTACCACATACGCATACTTATTAACCACGCCAAGACGTGTGTCCACATAATTGTAGTAAGGGTCGGCAATGGGGTTTGGACCGGACCCGATTTGAGGGGTATAGACCCAGGTTCCAACGACGTAAGAGTTCCCGGACTCCAGAATACCGGGCACCACTGAAGCCCCCAGCAGGAACGCGGCTGACGCCCCAGTTACGTCGTTGGTGGAGGGTTGCAGAGTGAAGTTATTTGAGACCACCCAGACAAACGTGCCGGGTCTCTTCGATTGAGCAACTGAAGCAGGTGTTGCCGGAATAAACTGGCCATCGCCCGTTATGTAGTCGTACTGGACTATTTCTGGATCGTATATACCGCCCCCTGTAGTTTCCTGATAAGTGTTTCCGACTATCCACGGTGAGTAGGATTTGGCCCCGGAAATCCTACCTGCAGTAATCAAAGCGGGGATGTCCAACTGAGACCCAATTGTAAGGTTCTCGTTGATCACATGTAATTCTCCATCCCCCCCAACGGCGGGATCCCAGTAACAAATTTGACCTCGAAGGTAATCCCCGGGGACGAGAAACTTGATCTGCTGAAGAACTAGGTTCCCGTAAATCGTTTGATCTTTCTTTGCTGCGGAATAAGGAGTAAAGTCGGTAAGGACCGGATAATAGACTGGAACCGGTAGGGTGGTTTCTACAAGATCGTTAGCTGTTAGTAGGTCCCCGGTCGGCTCAAAAGTATAAACATTGGTATAGGTTGCGGCGCTCGGTTCAAGGAGAGGAGGCGTGTTGTAAGCCGACGTAACCTCAATATGCGGGTCAATGAATCGCGTTGAGGGGTCAAATGTGGAGTAGAATGCTGCGTCAACGTCACTGACCGTCGGATTTGTCGTAGGAGGGAACACATTGCCTGGTTGCAGGATTTCAAACAAGCGGTCCCGGAAATTAAGGGATGAGTCCTTAAGATTAACCCCGAAATTGCCATTCGCGTCCACCTCTACCGTCAAATTATATTGAACCTGGCTGAGTGTGATTGGGTACAGATGCCCTTGATTCTCAAGAGGCACAGAATAGTTCACTACGTTTTGCCCACGCTCAAGCTGAGCCTGATTAAGTTCCACACCGTCAGGCCCTAGAACGAAAAAAGACACCTGGCCATTGGGCCTCAGATAGTCGGTAACGTAGTTATAAGTGCCCTGATTAGGGCGATTAGGTTGGACCGAGGTTTGAGTACCAACCCCGTAGAAATCCGTGAAAAAATCTTGCCAGTCTTCGGCGCTGACCGGATTTCGGCGGCGAATAAGGGTGAAAAAGCGTTCTTGAACTTCCTGATATGTCTCTACGTCGCTACCGCCTTGAGCGGCTTTGGGATTGGTCGCTACTAGCCCGTTCACGTTTATGGCAGACGTGCCAGTAATTGAATTTGCCGGGGAGTTGTAAATGGCGCCCACATACTGGGAAGCCACCGTTACAAACGCAGTTGATTCTCCCGGGGGAATAGAAATTTCCGAGTCAGAAATAAAAGTAAATTGTTCCCCCCCGGTAAGGTTAGGGTCTGTCGTAAAGGCAGTCCCTGCGGGAACTACTGTAATCGTGTCGGAGGGGGGAACTGTGACAGTAAGGCGAGCAACAGCAGGCGTCCCTAGGCGCCGCATCGCACCCAAGAAAGGGCCAAGCCACTCAATCAGGATAGACTGAGGAAGTTGGTTCGCCCAAAACAGAAACTCTCCCTGTGCAAATGCCTGTCCCTCAAGTAATGCAGCTAGAGGGTTGCCAGAGGAGAAATCGTTCAGAGTTTGCCCGGACGCCTCGTAGACGCGCTGAGACGCAGCCTGAACAAGCTCAGCTTCGTTGCGGGGGTCGATTGAGACTGATGGCAGGGGGGCGTATCTTGGCACCGGCTTTAGTCACGCTTTTTCTGGTTTTACCCTATAGCTTGAGGCTTAGAGTGGGCAAATAGTGTCGGAGTTACCTCCGCCAACACTGTAGTTCTGGCAAGCTGGATTCGATGAGGATTCGTAGATGCCGTTATCAATCTCGAGGTCTTCAAATAACGATTGGACCCAGGTTTCTAACACCTCTTTCGTGACAATATCAGCGGCGACAAGAGCAGCGAATTTCTGAGCAGGCGTGGGGACAGGTACGCCCGACGCAAAGTTGAATTTGTCGTTTGTTGTGTAACTTTTTGGTGCGTTTGCGCGGACATTTGTAGGGTTTCCGACAACTAAAGGGTCGTACCCAAAATTCCACATTCCGGAGACTACTTTGTCTCCGCTGATTGGTGCGCCGCTGACGAGTAACCCGGTGCTGTCGAGCTCAGGTTGATTGGTGTCCAGAGTAATGTAAGCTGAGTCAAGGCCATTCGGACCGGTGCGCACAAGCGAGTTGAGACCGAGGGGGGCATAGTGCCAGTCCAGATCTTGTCCGTCGAAAAAAATCTGTTGGGCGCCATTGAGCCATTGGCTTGTGACGATAACTCCGCTCGAAAATGTCGTTTTTGCCATACGACTGATAACTATCCCACGTTACCTGGTTTTACCCTACCTACAAAAAGACCCCAGCCGAGGCCAGGGTCCAGAGAGTTGAGGAATGAACCTGTAAATCAGGTGCGCTCCCAATAGTTGACTGTATACTCGCATTCGATCGTCTGCACATCACCTGACTCCCGATCGACGTCGGCAGTAGTGATGCTCACAAACTGACACTCGTAGCAGATATACTGACCGCCCGCAGGTGCGGAACCTTGGCCAGAACAATCGCGCGGGGTGACGGTAATGGTTACGGGATTACAGTTGTAATCAAGCCAGAACTGTTCGAGAGCCTTGAAGATCGTCGGATCGTACGGGGCGGTCAAGGTGACGTTGTCAGCCGTGCGAGGGCCAACCACGTGGAACAGGCGGTTGCCTGTGCCGTTAGCGTAGGTGCTGCTGTCCGAGGAATCATTGATTCCACTAAATTGTGTGAAAACCGCTGTGAAAGTCGGTCCACCTAGAGCAGTAAAGGAAACCTCGTACTGCGACTTGGTTAACGGTCGTAAAATAGCCATGATAACACCTCCTTAGTGTCCTGATCAGGACAGAATGTCGGTGACCATAGCGCCAGAACCGATAAGACCAGTAGCACCGAGGCCAACCAGGTTGACAACGCGCTCGACAGTGATCTCAGCGCGAACAACGCGACGCTCACGGATGTAGTACTCAGGACGAACGGCAGGGGTGCCGGTCAGCTGGTAGGTGTAAGCGAAAGCAGGGGTAGCAGCGTTAGCACCACCAGCAGGCATAACGGAGTCGGAAGGGCCGTTCGGGCTGTAGAACAGCAGGATGCCGTTCTCAGGGAACACGGGCTGCAGGCTACCGTCGGTGGCCAGATAACGACCCTCAGCCACGCGCAGACCGCGCTCGAGACCGAAGTAGCGGGCAAGCATGTCGGTGTCGATGCT